GTTCCCCTACCTGCGATTATAGTATTGCTGGGAACAGTGTCTGTGTCTATGTTTAGTATCATTGCAAAATCGTCACTAGAATCTAAACTAACGTATGCTACTACCTCGTTATCTCCGGGCTGAGTAAATCTTAATTGACTTAGTCCCGCCCTAAACTTGCCGGGATGTAGATCTAACAGCTTCATCCACGATGCAGTATTAGTGGGAGATGTGACATCTATACTTTCACCGTTGCCGTTTGATCTGATTAATCGCGCAGTATTGTTCAACACAAGTAAATCGTAGTTGCCCGGCGTCACTGTTATAGTAGTATCAGGAGAAATCTCACCGAACAATTCAGCGGCACCTGCCTTATCATATGTAGAATTAATAGTTCCTTGCCCCACTGCAAAGACATTAGAAATGATCTTTGTAATAATGCCGAGCTTCTTAACCTTAGCAGGCGGAGTAATCCATATTGGGGAATTGAATGTTAGATTTTGTATATCAATATCTTCAGTCATGCCCTGTGGGACTGCTCGTGAACTCCATGTTTGTGCAGTTAGTTCCAGTAAACTCAATGATGTCCAGTCAACATAATTATCAGTGGACTGGATTTCAAAACTAGGATTAAACAATACTGATATTTGTTCCCATATTTGAAACTTTTGTCGTATGTTTGATGTCCATATATCCGCTGCAAATGTCGCTAAGTACGGCACAGGCATAATGCGCTCAATGGTATAGTTACTTCCTTGCACATTAAGGTACTCTTGTCCAGCTTCATCAAACGCACGTTCTCTAATCTGTATCTTACTGACGAATGTGGGGTCTTGCATACGGGGACGATCGTATTGCATATCTTTAATATAGCAAGCAATGAATGGGGCGCTGGGGATTGTGTTCTCAGAATTCTTCTTTAGAATTTGTGCCACTTGTCTTGTCATGTCACCGTAGCGAACAGGAACCTGAACAAGCTGACCTTTAGCATCTTTATAGGAAAAGTTGCTCATTACCGCCATGAATTGTGTTAGGTATCGCTCTACCTGATTGTCGAAAAAATAGTCCATAATTAATTATCCGCCCGAGGCTTTAGAGCCTTGCTTAGTGCTTGACGTTCCACAACAACCTCACCTGCAATAGTAGCGGTATTTGTATTGTTGATGAAACTTGCTTTCTGTGTTTGTCTAACTTTAGCAGGATCGTTAGTTTGTGTAGCACCTGTTTGATTGATAGTCATTCTCACATTGTCCTCAAACTTGATCCAGTGTCTGCCATCATACCTAAATAATCTGTTAGGTAGATAATCTGTTCTTAAATAGAACTGCCCGTAAACAGCACTACTTGGGAATGTAAGACCGAACCCGTACGGCGCACCATTAGGTGGAAGGCTGTCGCCTGTTAGATATCCCACATAGTAATCAGCCGACGGAGAATTTAGTACAATACTTGCATCTAGTGCGGCATTGTCCACGCTTGCATCTGCATCAGTATTAGACACATCAGCAACATCTACAGTTTCGGCATTAATTTTCGGAACCACGTAGAAGTGTTGTGTGTCATATCCGCTCTTACCTGTATCTGCTTCGGCTTGTGCAATGATCTGATTATTAATATCAATGCTTTGTTGATACGTTGATATTAAATCTCGTAATGTGCTATTATCTCCAGCACCTGAATCTTGATCAAGGATTTCTTTGAACTCTTGCGTATCAACTAGTGGAGAACATTTTGCTCTAACTAAATGTGGATACCACGTTTGACTATAACCGCTAGCAGGGCGAGTAACTTCTGATACAACGTAGAAACGCTTCAATGCAACGGTGGCATTATCTAACGCATATTCATCTTTCTGATGGGGTAATTCTATAACATCGCCCGCCATGATTTTTCTACCTAGTGCATCAAAACTGCTACGCAAGTGGAATGTTACCATAATGTTGTCATTCTGTAGAAACAATCCAAACTGACTTAAATTAAAATCTAAGTCTTGTAGTTGATAAATGCCACGGATAACATAGACATCAGGATCATAATGTCTATCCCTGTTCTCCATTAGCAATAGATCCTGAATCCCGAGTTCTGGAATCTCGTTAGTATTATTCGGAACAACTGCTGTAGCTGTTCCTGCTTCTGGATTTACTGGACCGAGGTACTTATGTATGCAGCAATCTACGCCACCAACTTGGAATTGCTCGTTGATTGTACGATCTAGGAACTTAAAATCATTGCCTTTCTCGGGCCTGTATAAACTTAGTTTTGGAATTTTAATTCTCCGTTATCTTGTATTTATTGAAGTATTGCAAGTCAGTCAGAAACATATAAATATTGTTATGACCGAAAATGAAAACGAACGCCAAAAAATAGTAGATTATGTTCACACCATGCTTGGTGGAAACATGATTGATGTGGAGTTAAATCCCGCAGATTATAATATTGCAATTGATCGTGCTGTAGCGAAGTTTCGCCAACGCAGTTCAAACGCAGTAGAGGAAAGCTTCGGATTTTTAACCCTGCAACTGGATCAAAACGAATACACCCTTCCCTCAGAAGTAACAAGTGTTCGTCAGATTTTCAGACGCAGCATCGGTTCTAGGTCAGGCGGCGGTCAAGGCGGCACATTATTTGAACCGTTTAACCTTGCGTATTCCAATACTTACTTGCTAACCTCTACAAACATGGGCGGTCTTGCTACTTACTATGCGTTTGCAAGCTATCAAAAACAAGTAGGAAAAATGTTCGGTGGTGAAATTAACTTCACCTTTAACAAAACTACCAAAAAGCTAACCATAATGCAGCGTCCCCGCAGTGAAGAAGAAGTGATGATGTGGTTGTATAACTATCGTCCAGACTTTAATCTAATGCAGGATCAGTTTGCGGGACAGTGGCTTAAGGATTACAGCCTAGCAACCAGCAAACTAATGCTAGGTGAAGCACGTGAGAAGTTCGCCCAAATCGCATCCCCACAAGGTGGAACTAGCCTTAACGGCACCGCACTAAAGAGCGAAGCAAAAGCAGACTTAGAAATGCTAGAACAAGATTTAATCAACTACAAAGATGGCGGTACCCCGCTTACTTGGATTACCGGATAATTTGCGTTCGTAGTCGGATAAGATAAATAAAAGTATGAAAAACATACTTTCAACTATTATCTCTAACGACACATCCTACAACAAATCTGCTACCCGATACCTATATAAGACTCATCCTATTCTATGGAAGGAGATTATAGATGTTACATCGTTTCTACCTGATTCCGCAATGCCTAAACAGCGCATTTGGCATATATTAAACGATATATGGGAGATACCTAAATGTCCTATTACAGGAAATAACGTTAAGTGGTGTGAAAATAGATATCTAGAAACATTCAGCCGATCTGCAAAAGCTACATTATTAAATAAAACCGGTAGAACAAAAAATCAAACTGACGCTGCGAAGAAAAAAAGAACAAACTCTAATCAAAAAATAATTGATGCAGGTCTACGGAAGGCGCCATACCTAACAGAAGAAACAAAAAAGAAAAGAACAGAGAAGTCAAAACAAACCTGTTTAGCAAAATACGGAGTTGAGAACGGGAGCCAAAGTATACTCGGTCGTCGGAAAAATTCAGATGCTCAAATTAAAAACGGCGCTACGCCAAAACATTTAAGAAGTTTGCGACAATTGTATTATGATCGTGTAACTTATTTTACTAGAGTAAGTTGGAGAGAAGATTTTGATAAAATAAATCCCACCAGACTAAACCGAAGTGAAGTAGATTTAGATCACATCTACAGCAAATACCAAGGATTTAGAGATAATATCCCACCTTACATAATCGGACACTGGACAAATCTTAGAATGCTAGGAAAAACAGAAAACTATTCTAAAGGTAGGCGGTGTGACAAATCGCAGGAACACCTCTTTAACGATTTCTTTTCTATGATTGGCTGATAAAAATATTGACATCCTCTACAAAATGCTATAAATTATAGTATTACGCGAGGAAATGATATATGGCAATTGTGGGATTCTGTGGATTAATCTCGGCCGGCAAGGATACAGCAGCCGACTATTTAATAAACTATCACGGATATAGACGAGACAGTTTCGCTAACACATTAAAAGATGCTGTGGCAAATGTGTTTGGTTGGGACCGTATTCTATTAGAGGGGCGCACTACTGAAGCCCGTGAATGGCGAGAACAAGTAGATACATGGTGGGCAAAGCGTTTGAAGATGCCAAAACTAACCCCACGCTGGGTCCTACAATATTGGGGCACTGAGGTATGTCGTGTGGGATTTCATGACGATATCTGGATCGCATCCCTCGAAAACAAAATGCGTAAGACTAAAGACGATATTGTCATTAGTGATGTCCGCTTCCCAAATGAAATCAAAGCAATTCACAATGCAGGTGGTACTGTTATTCGCATTAAGCGCGGCCCTGATCCAGACTGGTTCTCATTTGCTGTAGATTACAACAAAGGTCCAGATTGTAATTCAGGATGGGCAACGGGCAAAGCACAATTGGACAAATTAAAAATTCACGCTTCAGAATACTCGTGGGCGGGTGAAAAAATTGACTACACTGTAATCAATGATACAACTATCGATGATTTGTTTTCACAAATTAAAGATTTGTTGCCTGCAACTGATCTGTCATTTAGTGCAAAGATAGCATTAGATCTAATTTAACTTTTACGGGGATTGTCGGGGGTTAGATCCCCTTGCCTCCAAGGCAATTTCAGCTTGTGTAGGATCCGCTGACAGTTAGCACATACTGTTTTTAAATTAGCATACTTACAATTAGAAGGAGAGCCGTCAACATAAAATATATCAAACGGTTCGGTATGTCTTGATGTAAAGCCACATTTATCACATGTGGCTTTTTTCTTGTATCCTGCCTTCTGCCATAGTGGAGTACCTTCCTTACGAATTCGCGAACAATGGTCACATTTAGACCTATAAAATGCTTTGCCCTCTTTATAATAATTAACAGCAACTGGTCTTTTATTACATTCCTTGCATAAATCTCTCATTTGCGCCCTTTTTGGTTCCCTTTCCTACTAGTTATTTACCCGCATTTTATTGACTTTATGGTAAATAAATCAAAGCAATCCATATAGGAGATAGTAGAATGGCAACATTGAATTCACCAGGCGTACAAGTACAAGTAATAGACGAGAGTTTTTATACTCCAGCGGCACCGGGCACCGTCCCGATGTTATTTGTGGCTTCTGCACAAGACAAGACTAACCCAAGCGGCACAACCGCATTAGGTACTACAGCAGCGAACGCTGGTAAAGTATGGCTAATGACAGGGCAACGTGACCTAACTGATACGTTTGGCACCCCAGTATTTTATACTGATAGTAGCAGCAATCCGTTACACGGACACGAATTGAACGAATATGGCCTCCAAGCTGCGTATAGCGTACTAGGCGTAAGCTCTAGAGCATATATTGTTCGTGCAGATTTAGACACAACTCAACTTGTGCCGGCCAGCAGCGCACCGGTCGGTGATCCTGTTAGCGGAACATATTGGGTAGATACCGCAAGTAGTGTGTACGGTATTAAAGAATGGAATAACACAACGAAAAAGTTTACAGTTAAAACTCCCAGGGTGCTAGACGATGCTTCGGCGTCAAATTTGTTTAACGGAACCGATCCTGCAACGGGCGTTGGGCAACAGGGAGATTACTGCTTAGTTCTTACTAAAAATAATACAAATACTTTATTTTATAAAACTACTTCTAATGTTTGGACCGCAGTAGTTAATGGATTCGATAGTCCTGCAAAAACCGTTCGAACAGCACCTCATTATCAATATCCAGATTTTGTAGGATTTAGTTCTGTAACAGGAAGCGTGTGGATTACCTCTACCTCGCCTAGCAACGGTGCAGACTGGAGCGTAAAATATTATAACAACACAACAAAAAGTTGGAGCAAGATAGTTTCTCCATTATTTGATACATTGCCTAGTGCTACATACACATTGGACCCAGTGGGTGGAAAGAACATTGGGGTGGGTACTGTTTTTATTGAAACCGATTATGAAAATAATAGCGGGTATTCTGCTAATTTTAAATTATGGAGAAGAGCCAACTCGGGAGTCACATCTATTGTTGGTACATCTGCTGCATTACCGACCACTGTTGGCACACATTCATTCACGATTAGAGAAACTTCTACATCAACTAACTGGTCTTCAGTTAAGACAGTGTCTATAACGGTTTCTACATCAACTGACTATGTTGCATCGTTGATACCTGCGGCGTTAAGTGCTTCAGGAATAGAGCATGTAACTGCAAGTTTTGATGCAATCACAAATAAATTAACAATGACCCACTCTTTAGGTGGCGACTTTGAATTAACAGACGGAACTCATTCACCGTTGAATAAATCAGGATATACAGCGTATAACATGACTACTCAAATAGGAACTGCAAATTTATATGCGGCTCAAGTAATGATTCTTATAATTTTATTGCAACTAACTGGAAACCGTTAGTTTATGAAGCTCGACCAGATGCTCCTACTACGACTCCAGAAGACGGAAAGTTGTGGTATAGCAGTGTTGTGGACGAAGTTGATGTTATGTATCACAACGGTACTACATGGGTAGGATATCATGATGTTACTGCATTCCTTAATACTAGTCCTGCGGGCCCTATTGTTTCTGCAACTGAACCAGAAGCAGCCTCTGGACAAAGTGACGGCACTCCTTTAGTTACCGGCGAT